CAACAAACTTTTGAATCGCCTCCACCGCAAACTCAATAATCGGAATCAACGCCTGCAACAGCGCCGCGAACGGAGGCAACAGGGCACCAACGAGTTGCAAGAACACTTCCGCAATCTGACCAAGCACCGGCAACAACGGCAAAAAACCCTCCAACAGGTCAGGGATAATCGCCGCAATCCCCTCCAAAATCGGAGCCAACTGCCCCATCACCTCAGACAGAATCGGAGTCAGTTGTTCCACAATCGGCACCATCGCCGCCGTCAAACCCGCAAACGCAGGCAACAACGCCTGACCAATCTGCGCCTGCATATCCTTAAAGTTCGCGGACAAAATACGTTGCGAGTTCGCCAACCCATCCGACGTATTAGCAAAGTCACCAGCAGTCTTAGCCGTCGCCTCCATAAGCAAGCCATAACGAGCCTGAACCTTCTGGTCCTCCGTCATCTGCTCGCCAACACCGATCAAACCCTCACGGAGCGCAAACGCCTGAACCTCAGACTGCAACAGGTTGATACCAAACCGTTTCAACGGTTCCGCCTCACCAGCCAAACCAGACTGGAACACCTGCAACGCCTCAGCCACATCAATGTTGAACACGGAAGCAAAGTCCGTCGCCCGAGTGGACACGTCACCAATAAACCCGGCAACATTCCCACCCTCACCGACAACACGATCCGCAAACGCTGAGAATCGCACCGCCGCATTGTTGAACTCAGTTTGGGAAACACCCAACGCCGACGCAGAGTTTTCACCAATCTTCAACACACCCTCAGCGGCATCACCAAACGCCACATTGACGGCATTCATCGACTCCGATAAGTCAGACGCAGCCGTCACCGACTTCTTCGTAAAGTTCACAACCGGAGCCGCAGAGAACGCAGCCGCAACCGGACCCGCAATCTTTTTCAAACTAGAAGCAAACCCAGACAGTTGCCCCTTAGCCTTATTCAGCCCCTTTGGGTCCGACTTATAAACAATCGGGAGGGTAATCCCTTTCGCCTGAGCCATTAACGCACACCCTTCCGATTTACGATTTCTACATAGTCATCAATGATGTCTAACACTTTGTCCAACAGGAAAGCCCGTTCTTTCATAAAGTTTTCCCAACCAAAACGACCACCACGGCCACCAGCCGACAATGGATACCGTCGGCTCAAACGGTCAATCATTACGTCACCTGAGCGCGTGGAATGTTCTCTTACCTGAACGATTTTCCCACTACGCAAGCGGCGAGTGTGCGCCCTGCGAACGCCTAATCCCCTGTTCTTCGTACCAGCCAAATCAGCCATCTTAAAGCCACCGCGACGTTCTGGATTAGACGCATAGATTTCAATTCGAGCAATTGATCCTTTGCCACCCGCGGAAGGGCTTGCATAAACACCAACGCGAGGTTTTGACCAGCCCAAACGACCACCGGCACCCATTCCGCGAATTGGCGGCTGCGTTGGGATTCGCGCCAAGATATTCCGAGCGGTAGGGCGAACAGCCGTCTTGATGTCTTTGCCTACGGCGCGTTGCAAACTCGGGTCGATTGCTTTCAACTGACGATTCAGTTCTCGCAAACTGTCTCGATTGACCTCAACAGAAATAGGCATATGGCGGGAAACCTCCACCCACCATTCTACCGTTTGCCCTTCTTTGACTGTTGAGACCGCGAAACCATGTAACGGTAAATGGTCCACAACATGCGCGGTTCCAACGCCAACAATTCACGAGGGGAAATCTGAGTCTCCACCGCCAACATGGCAATGAACCAGTGAGCGGAACTCTGACCCAGCCCCTTTATTTTTTTGGTTCGATACTCATCACAGACGAAACGGACTCAACCCACTTCTCAAACTCGTCCTTCGTTTCGCCCTGTCGTTTCAACGCAGTCCACGCTAAAAAGAACATGTGCGTAATCCGCACGTCTTTTTCCAGGGTAGTAATCGAAACGTCAAACTTCGTCTCGAAGGCCACAAGGTCAGCCGCAATCGCGGAAACCTGTTTCGTCGTACCGTCTATGAAAGCAACTTCAAGTTCAATCGGGTTCATACCCGACAGCCTACTACGAAGTGAGGCGAGTTACGGTACCCGACGCAATCGGCCACTCCACACTGAGCGTGGCCAGGTCGCCCACACTGGAATCGAATGGAGAGTATTCCGTCACGAGGTAAACCGCGGAGAACCCAGGGTTCGTGCTACCAATCGCATCCGTGGTCGGCTTCACCACAACAGTGGCGTTCGATCCGAGAAGGGGATACAGGGTAGCGTCCACGGAAGCCGCCCCGAAGTCCTGGTGGAAATCAAGCGAAACGCTCGCGTCCTTCAGTCCACCAATACGGGAACGGTAGTCGTTACCGAACGCGGTAGTTTCCTGCTCTTCCGAGGTCAGGTTGAGAGTGACGGCGGCCAGGCTTGAACTGAAGTCTGAGCCGTTGATGCTGATGTCGTAGTCCTTAGCCACAAACTTGGCCACAATAACTCCTTATAGTGCAAATACGGTGACCGTGAAATCCACGGCCATATAGTTGATATCTCCTATTGTAACGGGCGCAATGTCCCGCACTGCGGTAACGCGAACATCGAACGCGGCACCGCCCAAGGTCGAATCCGACTCAATCGCCGTCTTCACCGACCTAGCCCCATCGTCTATAAACTCATCGAGTTTCCGTTGCGCCCGTCGAACAGTTGTTCTAGTCACAACAGTATTGACAATGAACGTGTATTCGGTGGCACCCCGTTGGAACGCCACATCATAAGTCACCGTGTCCAAATCAATGACGGCACACGGTAACGCTGGATTGTCCGGCACTTCCTCATAAACGCGGATTCCGGCAATCGTGCTCAGGTTGGTCGCTAGACCGTTACGAATGTCTGCGAGGCTCACGCCATCTTCACCCGTCTGAACGGCGACAAGAGTTTCTGCACATCAGGATCAATACGCCCCACACGGACAACACCCATCTCGTCGAACCCGGCAACACCCAACGGCGAATCGTAACGGCGGTATTGGCGGAGAGTCAGCAGAAGCGCAGCCTGTTCGATAGCAGTCGGAACCGGCGTATACCCAAAGGTTCCCGTCACCTGCACTGTCGCCTCATAGTGGTTCACATTGCGTGGTTCAAACGTGGGGAACACATAATCACCGATAGCGCGAATCCGGGTAGACGGTGTGACAATGCCACCAGCCTGCCCGTTCAAAGGTTCCAACTGGTAATCCGTGGAAGCCCAAGTCACATCGAACGATTCACCCGTGGACGATGTTTTCAGCGTGGTCAGAGTAGTGAGGTCGTCGATTTCACAGGTGAATGAGTCCCGTGGAATGAACACGCGGGTTTCCGTCGTGTCGTAGAACACTCGCTCGCAGAATCCGTCAATCTCACGCGATGCCGCCTCAATCGACAATTCCAGAATGTCGTCGTCGATGTCGTCAGTAATCCTCAACGCCTTCTTAACTAGCGCGAGTGAAACATACCCATTAGTAACCGCCACGGCAAACCTCCACTCTCTAGTTTACCTGAGCCATTCCCCCAGCCTGCGGGATTGCAACGACCATGAGAACGACATATCCGACCCTGCCGACTTATGTTTAAACAGAGTCACATTCCGGCGGAACGTCTCCTGATTCTTCTCCTGGAACCGTTTGTCGGATTTCAATGTCGAACTATTGTCATGCCCCGGTGCCACATCAAGTTTCGCAATCGGGAATCCGGCGAACTGGACACGGCGCACGAAATCGTTGTCCTCACAGTAGGCAGGGTAGAACCGTTCGTCAAACAGCCCCACACGGTCAATGACGGCCTCACCGACAGCGAACGTGTGAAAGTATGGTTCATGTTGTGAAAGCGTGAGAGACGCGCTGTGGGCCGTTGAGAGTCGTTCTAAGTCTCCAGGGCGAAACCACATGTCATTCGATGCAAAGGTCCACACCGGGTCATGTGGGAACGATTTGATTCCCAGGTTCCATGAACCCGCCACGCCCAGGTTGGACGGCATCATTAATACATGCAGATTCTTCACCGGCAACTCGTCACGAGAAAACACGTCCTCAAACTTGCCACCGTTATCAAT